GTGCACAATCAGACGCCGGAGGAGATCCGGCGCGTTGCCAATAGCTGGGCGTTCTGGGCGCGCGATGCGCAGATGCCGCCACCGGGCGACTGGCGCATCTGGCTGTTTCTGGGCGGTCGCGGGGCGGGAAAGACCCGCGCCGGGGCCGAGTGGGTCCGGGCGCAGGTGAAGGCGGGCTGCAGGCGCATCGCGCTGGTGGCGCCGACCTTTTCCGATGTGCGCGAGGTGATGGTGTCCGGCCCGTCAGGCTTTCTCAATATCGGCGAGGCGGGAGACCGGCCCCGCTATGAGGCCAGCCGCCATCGTCTGATCTGGCCCAACGGGGCGGAAGCCTATGGCTTTTCATCCGAAGACCCGGACGGCCTGCGCGGACCGCAATTTGATTGCGCCTGGGCGGATGAGTTCGCCGCCTGGACCCGCCCGCAGCAAACGCTCGACATGCTGGGGCTGGGGCTCCGTCTGGGGGAAGACCCAAGGCTGATGATTACGACGACGCCCAGGCCCATTCCGGCGCTGAAGGCTCTGCTGAAACAGCCCGGCGTGGTGATGACCCATGCAGCCACCGAGGCCAATACGGCCAATCTCGCGCCGGGCTTTGTGGAGGCGATGACCGAGCGCTATGGCGCCTCGCGTCTGGCCCGGCAGGAGCTGGAGGGCGTGCTGATCGATGATCCCGAAGGCGCCTTGTGGACACGGAGCCTGATCGACCAGGCGCTGAGCCTGCCGTCTTTTGAGGCGGAGCGCGTGGTGGTGGCGGTGGATCCGCCCGCCAGCGCCAGTGGCGACGAATGCGGGATCATTGCGGCGGGCGTCGCCGGTCAGGGCCGGGAGGCCCGGCTGGCAGTGCTGAAAGATATGAGCTTGCAAGGCCGGCCTGAGGTCTGGGCAGCCAGGGTGGCCGAAGCCTTTGATGGGGTGGATGCGGACTGGGTGGTGGCCGAGGCCAATCAGGGCGGGGACATGGTCCGCGCCGTGCTGCAGGCCGCAGCGCCCGACCTGCCGATAAAGCTGGTGCATGCCAGTCGCGGCAAGCGGGCCAGGGCCGAACCCGTCGCCGCGCTCTACGCCAAGGGCCGCGTACGCCATGCCGGGCGGTTTGCGGCGCTGGAAGACCAGATGTGCGCCTTTGGCGCGCCCGAACAAAGCGGCAGCCCGGACCGGGTGGATGCGCTCGTCTGGGCCATCGCCGCCCTGACCCCACACGCCGCCAGCCCCAGGCTGCGGCGGCTTTAAACCAACAGGAGAACGCCATGCTCAAGCATTGGCTGGGTCTCGGTCGCAAGGCGGCCGGGCGAACCCTTGCGCTCGGCTTCGGGACGGGGGCGAGCTGGAGCCCGCGCGGCTATGCCGGGTTCGCGACCGAGGGCTATGCCCGCAACGCTGTCGCCCATCGCTGCGTGCGGCTGGTGGCTGAAGCGGTTGCTGCTTCCCCGTTCAAGGCGGCGGAGGGGCAGGCGGGAGAGGCGGCCTTGGCGCTTCTCAACACGCCCAACCCGGACCAGTCCGGCCCGGAACTGATCGACATGATCCAGAGCCATCTTCAGGTGGCGGGCGACGCCTATCTGCATCTGACAGGCTTTGAGACCGGGGCGCCGTCGCTCTATGCGCTGCGGCCCGACCGGGTGCGGGTGATGACGGGCCCGAAAGGCTGGGCCGAGGGCTGGGAGTATCGCACGGCATCGGGCGCCGAAGTGTTCCAGCGCGACCGCGCTTCGGGCCGCTCGCCGATCCTGCATCTCAAGCGCTTTCACCCCACTGACGATCAATACGGCCTCTCGCCCATGGAAGCGGCGGCCCGCGCCGTCGATGTGCATGCCGCAGGCGGCGCCTGGGCGAAGGCGCTGCTCGATAACGCCGCACGACCGTCTGGCGCGCTGGTGGTGAAGGCCGGAACGGACGGGCAGGGGCGTTTGACGCCCGATCAGTTCGAGCGCCTGAAGGGTGAGCTTGAGAGCCTTTATACGGGCGCCGAAAACGCCGGGCGGCCACTGCTCTTGGAAGGCGGGCTCGACTGGAAGCCCATGGGGCATTCCCCCGCCGAGATGGACTTCATCGAGGCGCGGCGCGAAGCGGCGCGGGAGATCGCGCTGGCCTTCGGCGTGCCGCCCATGCTGTTGGGGCTGCCGGGCGACAACACCTATTCCAATTATCGCGAAGCCAATCAGGCCTTTTATCGCCAGACGGTGCTGCCGCTGGCGAAGACCTGCGCCATGGCGCTGAACCGCTTTTTGGCGCCCTGGCTGGGCGCGGACCCCAGGCTCTGCGTGGATGAAGACGGCCTGCCCGCCTTTACCGAGGAACGCGCGGCGCGCTGGGCCAGGGTGGCGTCGGCGGAGTTTCTGTCAGACGCGGAAAAGCGATCCCTTCTGGGCCTCAAGCCGCAAGGAGGCGCTCAATGACCGATACGTCTCACACGATCAGCCCGTGGCGGCTGGATCGGTCCATCACGCTCGGCGTCATCTTGGCGCTGACGCTTCAGACCGCGGGCGCCCTGATGTGGACTGGGGCGACGAATGAGCGCCTTGATCAGCTTGAAACCCACGCCGATGCGTCGGCGCCCGTGGCGGAGCGCCTGGCGCGGCTGGAAGCGCATGCGGCCCATAACAGCGCCGCGCTGGCGCGCATCGAGCGTCGCCTCGAACAGGACTGAGGTCCGCCCTTTTAGACAATGGAGACGCCGATGCAGGCGCTGAACCGCTCTGGCGAGACGCTGGAGGTGGCGGGCTATGCCAGCCTTTTTGATATCGAGGATCAGGGCGGCGATCTCGTCCGCGCCGGGGCCTTTGCAGAGGGGCTCAAAACGCGAGGCCCCAACGGGGTGCGCATGCTGTTCCAGCATGACGCGACCGAACCCGTCGGGGTCTGGGACGAGATCGCCGAGGATGGCCGCGGGCTGTATGTCCGCGGCCGCATTCTGTCGACCGCCCCGCGCGGCAAGGCGGCGCTGGGGCTGGTGGCCGAGGGGGCTGTGGACGGCCTCTCCATCGGATTTCGCACCATCCGCTCCGCGCCCCGACCGGGCGGCGGGCGCGATCTGTTGCAGCTCGATCTGTGGGAGGTGTCGATCGTGACCTTCCCCATGCTGGCTCAGGCGCGACTGCGCGTTCTGGAGCCGGGCAAGGCGCGGATGTCCGCGTCGGCGGCCTGACCGCCTTTTTCTTCCCAGTCAGAAAGGACACTCATGAGCCGGGAAACCAAGATGGCGGTTCCCTCCGCCGAGACGCGCGCCGCCATGGCCGACATGCTGGCCGCGTTCGAACACTTCAAACAGGCCAATGACCAGCGCCTCGACGCGCTGGAATCCAAGACGGGCGCGGATCCGCTGATCACCGAGAAGGTGAACCGCATCGACGCCGCGCTCGATGAAGCGAAATCGCGTCTGGACCGCCTGAGCCGGGAAGCGGCAAGGCCGGACCTGTCGGGCAGTGGCGCGAAAAGCGCAGGCTGGGGCGACTTCCTGCGCACGGGCTCCGCGCCTGCGCTCGATCTCAAAGCGCTGTCGGGTCAGTCTGGCAGTGTGGGCGGCCATGTGGCGCCGGCGGAGCTTGAAACCCGCATTGAGCGGCTGATCCGCGAGGTCAGCCCGATCCGCTCTATCGCCACGGTCAAACAGACCAATGCCCACACCTTCCGCAAACCCGTCAGCGCGGGCGGCGCGACCGGCGCCTGGGCGGCGGAGACGGCGAGCCGTCCTGAAACCGACGCGTCCTCGCTGGAGCTTCTGGAGTTTCCGACCGCCGAGCTTTACGCCATGCCCGCCGCAACGCCGGCGATCCTTGATGATGCGCTGGTGGATCTCGAGCAATGGCTGGCCGAGGAAGTGCGCGACGTCTTCGCCGAAGCCGAGGGGCGGGCGTTTGTGCTGGGCGATGGCGTGAACAAGCCGCGCGGCTTCCTTGATTACGACAAGGCCGAGGTCGGGACGGAAGGCTGGGGCGAGCTCGGCTTTGTCACCACCGGCGTGTCGGGCGGGTTTTCCGCCTCTGACCCGGCCGACGCACTGATCGATCTGATCTATGCGCCCAAGACGAGCTATCGCGCCAAGGGCCGGTTCGTGATGAACCGCTCCACGGTCTCCGCCGTGCGCAAGTTCAAGGATGCGGATGGCCAATATATCTGGCAGCCCGCCCAGAGCGCGGGCCAGTCCGCGAGCCTGATGGGCTATCCCGTTACCGAGGCCGAGGACATGCCCGATATCGGCGTGAACAGCTTCTCGATTGCGTTTGGTGATTTCGAGCGCGGCTATCTGGTGGTGGACCGTCAGGGCGTGCAGGTGCTGCGCGATCCGTATTCGGCCAAGCCTTACGTCCTCTTCTACACCACCCGCCGCGTCGGCGGCGGCGTGCAGGACTTTGACGCGATCAAGCTGCTCAAATTCGCCGCCTGATCGAGCCCTCTCTCCCCCACCTCAAAGCCCCGGCCCCAGCGCCGGGGCTTTGCTTTTTGAAAAGGAGGCGGCGCGATGAGCCTGATGCGGATGACACCGCCCGCGACCGAACCGGTCAGCGTGGAAGCGGCGAAAGCCTGGCTGCGGGTGAGCCATTCAGATGATGACGCACTGATCGCTGATCTGATCGAAAGCGCCCGCGAGCATGTCGAAACCCGAACCGGGCTGGCGCTCATCACCCAGAGCTGGCGCGAAAGGCTGGAGGACTGGCCGCGCGACCGGCTCAGCGCATCCGGGCTGGCGGTTCAGCTTGCGCGGGCGCCGCTTGTGAGCGTCGAGGCAGTGCGGGTGCGCGGCCGACATGGCGCCCTGACGGACTGGAATTCTGCGGAATACCGAGTGGAGACGGGCGAGCCGGGGCGGCTGGTCGCCATCCTGCCCTTCGCCTTGCCGCGACCAGACGTTCGCGGCGGCGGCATCGAGATCGACTTCACAGCCGGATACGGCGAGACGCCCGACGATGTGCCGGCGCCCTTGCGTGCGGCGATGCTGCATCTCGTCGCAGCGAGTTATGGCGCTGACCGGGGCGAAGGGGGCGAGACGCCGCCAGCGCCGGACATGGTGGACCGCCTGCTCTCGCCCTTTGAACGGGTGCGGTTATGAGCGCGGAAGCCGCTTTCCAGAGCGGACTTCTGGAGCATTTGCGGACTGATGCGGGCGTTGCTGCGATCCTCGGCGAGCGGGTGTTTGACCAGCCGCGATCCGGCGTGCGCTACCCCTTCCTCTATCTCGGACGCGTGGAAAGCGACGCCGCGGACGCCAGCGAAACTTCGCTGATCGAGCTGCGTCAGACCCTTCTGATCCGGGGCCGGCGCGATGACGTCGAGGCCATCAAAAAGGCGCTGGGCGCAATCCGGGCGGCGCTCGAAACGGCGCCCCTTCTGCTGGACCCGCCCCATACGGCGATCCATGCGCTGGTCGTCTACGCCGACCTGTTCTCGACCTCCGACAGCCGCGCGATGCAAGGGCTCGTGCGGGTGCGAGCGCTACTTCAAACACAAGGAGACACGCCATGACGGCGCAGGCGGGCAAGGATGTCTTGCTGAAAATCGGCGATGGCGGATCGCCGGAGAGTTTCACCACGCTCGCAGGACTGCGGGCGAAAACGCTGTCGCTCAATGCCCGTGTGGTCGAAGTGACCCATGCCGATAGTCCAGGGCGCTGGCGCGAATTGCTCGATGGCGCCGGGGTGCGTCAGGCGGCGATTTCGGGCGCGGGCATCTTTGTGGACAGCGCCGCGGACGAAACCGTGCGCGGGGTGTTCTTTGATCAGGCCAAGCGCCGCTTTCAGGTGATCGTGCCCGATTTTGGCGTCATCGAAGGCCCGTTCCTGGTGTCAGCGCTGGAATATTCCGGCCGTCATGACGGCGAGGCGAGCTATTCGATCTCTCTGAGTTCCGCCGGGGCGCTGAGCTTCACGCCGCTATGAATTGCGGTCCTCGATCCGGCGCTGACGCTGTTGATCCTCAAGATCATTGAGGCAAGCGCGATAGGCGTCCGGATTGCGCAGCGCTTCGCATTCATCCTCTGCCCGCTCGTCATACGCTTCTTCGAATATGCTTTCACAGCCGCACAGAAGCAGCGGCGAGGCGAGGGCGAGAGCAGCAAGAGCGCGGCGCATGGGTCATCCTTCAGCTGAGGCCTGTGCGCGCAGTCTAATCCTGAACTCTGGGGCTTTCACATGACAATCTTTCAACCTGGCGCCGTGTCCGCCCGTCTGGGCGAGACGGCGGTGCAACTGCGTCTGTCGCTCGCGGCGTTGATGCAAATTGAGGACGCGCTGGGCGTGTCGGGCTTTGACGCGCTGGCGACACGGTTTCGCGCCCTGACGGCGAGCGATCTGAGCGCGGTTCTGACGGCATTGTTGCGGGCGGGCGGGCATGAGGATGCGAACGCGCTGGCGCAGTCCGCCGCCCCCGCGGAAGCCGCGCAGGCCGTGCTCGCCTGTTTTGAGGCGAACCTCAGATGAGCGCGCATTGGCAGGGCTGGTTCGCGCTGGGCGTTCTGAGGTTTGGCTTAAGCCCGGACGCCTTCTGGCGCCTGTCGGTTCTGGAATGGCGGGCGCTGTGCGCGTCCCTGGGGCCGGGCGCCATGTCGCCGCCGGATCGGGGCGTGCTTGAGACCCTGATGCGACGTTTTCCCGATGGAGGGGATCATGACCGACACTTTTGATCTGTCCGAGCTGGCGTCCGGCGCCAGCGCGGCGCGCAGCGAACTCAAGGACACCGCCCGTGAAGGCGCGCTGGCCGCGCAAGCCCTGTCCGAGGCGTTTGAAAGCGCAGGGCGGGACATTACGGCGAGCCTTGAAGGCGCGGCGCGGTCGGGTGAGCTGAGCTTTTCCGCGCTCGCTGAGCAGATCGCCCAGAGCTTTGCGCAGATCGCGCTCGATCAGTTCGTATTGCAGCCCGTCTCTGGTCTTCTGGGGAATGCGGCGAACCTTCTGGGCGGGGTGCTGGGCCAACGGGCCGAAGGCGGCCCGGTTCTGGCGGGCGAGCGTTATCTGGTCGGTGAGCGGGGACCGGAAGTGTTCACGCCGGGCCAGTCGGGCGCGATTTCGTCAATGGGCGCCGCGCCGATCTCGATCACCATCAACACGCAAGGCGGAACGCTCGACAGTGTGCGCCGCTCTGAAAGCCAGATTGCGGCGGCGGTGGCGCGCGCGGTGCAACGCGGAGGGCGCCAGCTATGAGCGGGTTTCATGATGTGCGCTTTCCGCTGTCGATCGGGCTCGATGCGCGCGGCGGGCCGGAGCGGCGCACCGAGATCGTCACCCTCAATTCGGGCCGCGAGGAGCGGAACGCCGTCTGGCGTGATTCCCGACGGCGCTGGGATGCGGCGCCGGGGGTGAGGTCGCAGGCGGATCTGGCAAGACTCGTCGCGTTTTTCGAGGCGCGACGGGGCCGGCTTCACGCTTTTCGATTCACCGATCCGTTTGATCACAGCTCGGCTCTCGCAGGGCAGACGCCTGGTCCGCTGGATCAGGTGATCGGGACGGGAGACAGCGTCACGGAGCGCTTTCAACTGAGCAAACGATATGGCGATGCGGCGAATGCCTGGAGCCGCCCGGTCACCCACCCCCAGCCCGACAGCGTGCGGGTGGCGGTGGATGGCGTGGAGACGGGCTTCGAGCTTGAGCCGGACGGCTGGATCATGTTCGACGCGCCGCCCGCAGATAGCGCCCTCATCACGGCTGGGTTCCGCTTTGACGTACCGACCCGGTTTGACGCCGATCAGATCGAGGCAAGCCTGGAAGGCGGCGCAGCGTTGATTGCGTCAGTGCCACTTGTCGAAGTCCGGCTTTAG